ACATGGACAGGAAGACAGTCAAGCGTGTTGTGATGACTGTCCCTTACAACGCCAAGCCTCATAGCAATCGCGGATACATTCGTGATGCTTTGAAGGACAAAGGTGTCGAGATCGAAAAGGATGATCTGACTGCCACCGTAAAGGCTGTCAGAGAAGCCATGGATGAGGTTGTCCCTGGTCCTATGGCAGCAATGACATGGATCGAATCAGAGGTCGCTAAAGCTATCAAGCGAGGCGAGAAACATATTGAATGGGTAACACCATCAGGGTTTGTCGTTAGGCAGAAGCTGAACAAAAAGATAACTGAACGTGTCAAACTTCAGTTACTTGGTACTGTTCAGATTCGTGTCGCTACTGATGACAGTGACAAGGTCGATCTATTGCATCATAAGAACGCAACAGCGCCCAATCTTATCCACTCTTTAGATGCAAGTCTTCTCCACCTTTCTGCACTACGCTTCGACGCTCCGATATCCCTCATTCACGATTCGGTTCTATGTCGTGCTACTGACATGGGTACTCTTTCATCCATCGTTCGTGAGACATACATGCACCTGTTCGCTGAGAATTCCTACTTGGAATCATGGGCTGAACAAATAGGTGCTGAGACACCACCACCGATCATCGGAGATCTGACACCAGAGTCCGTTATCGAGTCGACTTATTTCTTTTGTTGAACTAATCCACTAACGTACTAATGACCGCACTCGAAGCGACCGTGCCTACGGGTGCGGTTGACCTAGCCCGTCGTGAACGCACAAAGGACAAGCTTCGCCAAGGATTCATCTTGGTGAAAGAAGCCCTCCAAGAACTTGCTGAGGATGGCGTCTCTGCCACAGAGGCTCACGCCATCTGCAACGAGGTAAAGGAAGGCATCGTCGGCTTATCCACAGTCAAGCGTCACTACAAGGCTTTCAAAGATGCAGGGATCTACACCCCCAAGCTGTCTGACAAGCCCAAAGCCGTGCAAAAGCGAAAAGAGAGAGCACGGCAGCAAGCGACAAAAGCTCAAAATGAGCCAATGTCGCACGTACCACCTACCACCTACAAACATGACTTCAATCCCGTACAAGACACCACCGTTCTGGAACCAAGAGTATTGGACGCGGACGTTGTTGAGGACTCTCAAGAATGGGAGTCAGTTGTTCCGATGGGCACCGAAGCAGACAGAGACTACCAAGAGTGTCTCGAACTCTTCCAACAACTTTTCAAAATCACAGGCAAATACATCACAGGAGGCTGGAGTGAACAGCAGTGGAACGCGCTCGGTGGTGAGTGCCGAACCCTTGAAGATGGTTGCAACATCCACAGCGCCAATCTCCGTAAAGCAATTGAACGAGATGTGCGGGGATTCTCTGACGCCCTCAATGAGGCGAGAACACAGAGCATTTGTCAAGGCTCTTCAAACACTGGTTCGTAACTCTGTATGTGACGGTCATATGCATGACTCAGTCATTCAGCGTCCAGATGCTCTCATCAATAAGCTGATTTCGGTTGGTATCTTCAGTGAAGATGCTGTACTTGGTAGGCTTCAATTCGGTCCAATGAAACGGACTGGCTTGAATGTAACCATGCGATATCTTGTACTGAGAGAGCAAGAGATCAAAGATTTTATTGAAGATCGTACTAACTATGATGCTGACGAGGCATTTAATGTACTTTGTTTTGGTGTCGTCCTTGCTGTTATGCACGGATCTACCGAAGCTGAATCTCCAATGGTAAGGAAAGTAGGGGAAGTCACAAAAGTCCTGCCTAATTACATGGTCAATGCTTTGATGACCTCTGCTAAGAACATTCAAAAAATCCTGACTGCTAACTAATCCACTAACGTATAAACCTGATGCCACGCACCATCCACAAGACTGAACAACCTGTTGTCCTTGAGGGCTACCAGGCTGTGCTGAAGCCATCTAAGTATGGCTATTCACTTGCTACCACTCTTGATCAAGCAATGATTGACACCCTTGAGGTCGATCGTGCAGAGAATCTGAAGTGGGCTGAATCAAAACTAAAGAACCCGAAGCGATCCACTCTTAAACCTGAACCTTGGCAGGAGGTAGCTGATGGACAATACAAAGTCAAGTTCTCGTACAACGACGAGACCAAGCCGCCTATTGTTGACACTGAAGGAACTCCAATTACAGACGAATCAACACCTCTATATTCTGGATCAAAAGTCAAAGTCGCGTTTTACCAGAAACCCTACATTCTTAAAGACGGTGTTACTTACGGTACTACACTCAAGCTTGTGGGTGTGCAGGTGGTGTCTCTTTCTTCTTCTGCGGGAACCGACTCAGGGGACCTCAGCAGCGAGGAAGTCGCGGAACTTTTCGGCAACACGAAAGGATACAAAGCTTCCGAACCAAATGTAACTCCTGCTGTTGATGAGGAGGATGATTTCTGATGGTCGATAAAACAATTGTCAAGGACGAATCGCTTGGTCTTTACCGATGTGACATGACCGTCGTCCTGCCTCCTATCACTGTCACTAAGTGGAAGAAATCTCGTGATGACTTCCGATATGAGATGCAGCGAGCTGTCAATGAGATCGTTGATGAGCTGATCGAACAAGCACTAGAGGATGACTGATGGCATTCAGATCAGGACTCGAAGAGAAGGTCGCTGATCTTATGGTTGAACTGGGTGTGAAGTATGAGTATGAATCAACAAAGGTCCCGTACCAGATTCAGCATAACTACACACCTGATTTTCTTTTGCCTAATGGTGTCTACCTTGAGTGCAAAGGTTACTGGGAACCAGCTGATAGACGCAAGATCAAAGCTGTTAAACAACAGCATCCAGATCTTGATCTGAGGATGGTCTTCCAGTCGCCGTTTAATAAGATCAGCAAAGGATCTAAAACAACTTACGCCAAATGGTGTGAGAAGAACAATATCCCTTGGACAAGCTTTGCAAACATTCCAATCGACTGGCTCGTCTGAGTTTGTAAGGCACGATGCATGTAATGAATGCGGCTCATCAGATGGAAACTCTATCTACTCTGATGGGCATTCTTACTGTTTCGTTTGTCATACCTACAAACACGGTGACGACTCCCCACCAATTCACAATGGACAAACTCGAATGAGTTACCAAGGCTCTGCCGAAAGGCTGCAGAAGCGTAACCTCTCCCAAAAGACTTGCGAAAGATACAAGATCCTTCGTGATGGAGATGTCCTACGCATGTACTACCACGACCAACACGGGAAACCGATTGGTGCGAAGGTACGTACAAAGAACAAAGTCTTTACTTACGAAGGTGAGTCTGATGGCTCATTCTTCGGTCAACACCTCTTCTTCCGTAACAGTAAGGAGAAGAGTGTCGTGATCACTGAAGGTGAGATCGATGCTGCATCAGTCAGCGAGGCACTAGGGGAGTTCCCTGCTGTGTCTCTTCCTACGGGAGCTGCTGGTGCCAAGAAGGCAATGAAGACTAACTACGAATGGCTTCAACAATTCGAGAAGATCATTCTGTGGTTTGATAACGATGAGGCGGGCAGGAAGGCTGTTAAAGATGCTGCCAATGCTTTGCCACCTGGAAAGGTTTTCATCGCCTCTCTAGACGCTCACAAGGACGCCTCAGACGCTTTACAAGCTAAAGACTTCAAGGCTATTGAACAAGCCTATTGGTCTGCCAAACCATATAGACCTGATGGCATTGTCGATGGCAAATCTCTCCTCGAACTAGTAACTACACCCCAAGCACCATCCGATCATGATTATCCCTTTCAAGGACTACAGTCAAAACTTCACGGTATTAGATACGGAGAACTTACAACAATTACTGCAGGAAGTGGTATCGGGAAGAGTTCCTTCTGCAGGGAGCTTGCAACTTCTCTACTCCAAGCTGGAGAACGGGTCGGTTATTTGGCTCTTGAAGAATCCAATCGAAGAACCGCCCTCGGCTTGATGTCTACCGCAGTGGGTAAAGCACTGCACCTGGGTGAACATTCTCATGATGAACTTACGGAAGCTTTCGATGCTTCGATGGCTGATTGGGACCTCTATTTGTTTGATGGTTTCGGCTCCTACGATCCTGATGTTATTTATAATCGGATTGAGTACCTGGCACAAGGTCTCGACTGTAAAATCATTTTCTTGGATCACCTCTCCATCCTCCTTAGTGGACTCGATGGAGACGAACGACGAATGATTGATGCAACCATGACCCGACTGAGGTCATTGGTTGAACGTACTGGTATTTCACTATTCCTCGTTTCACATTTGAAGCGAACTACTGGAGACAAGAATCATGAAGAAGGAGCACGAGTTACGCTCGGACAATTGCGCGGATCTGCTGCAATCGCTCAACTCAGCGACGCGGTCATTGGATTGGAACGCGATCAGCAATCCGACAAAGATGGAGGTGCTACGACTGTGCGAGTCCTTAAAAATCGTTATTCTGGCGAAACTGGAGTAGCTTGTACGCTCACGTATAACCTTGAAACATGCAAATTCGATGAACATGAACCCGATGAAGAATTCGACCCAGGCACCGACTTTTAAAAAGCCCAACCCACCTACGGAGGAACAAATCAAACGAGCACAATTCGTTGATAAGACCTACGTATGGAAACAGAAGTGAGTCTGATTTTTGACTTAGAGACAGACGGATTACTCCAAGATGTTACTACCATCCACTGCTTGGCTATCCACGATCTCGAAACTAAAGAAACGGTTTCATACAACGATCAAGGAAATCAAGAGCCAATTGTACGCGGGGTCCAAAGGCTCCAAGATGCTGATTGCATTATTGGTCACAACATTATTGGCTACGACTGCCCTGTTATCAACAAACTATACCCTTGGTTTGATAGCTGCGGCATTGTGGTTGATACTTTACTTCTCAGTCGCTTATATCACCCTGACCTAATTCGGGTTGATAAGAAGCACAATTGGAATCACATGCCGCTACAGATGTATGGCAGACACTCATTAGAAGCTTACGGGTATCGACTCGGTGAATTTAAAGGTTCATTCTGCAAAGATACTGATTGGAAAGAATGGTCTCAACCAATGGAAGACTATTGCATCCAGGACGTATTGCTTACCACCAAATTATGGGATCACTTCCAAAAATACCTGAATGGGTCTCGTTAGAACACGAGATTGCTCAGATACTTACACAACAAGAACTCCATGGATGGAAATTTGACTCAGATGCTGCATGGCTCGCTTCATCTGCTCTCCGCGAAGAGCTACGAGAGATTGAAGAGACACTACGAGGGCGACACCCTTACGTCGCAGGAGCAATCTTCACTCCGAAACGAGCTAATCGCCGCCAAGGATATGAGGCGGGTGCATCCTTTACTCGACTAAAAGAACTCAACCCAACCTCACGAGACAACATCGCATGGATATTAACAACATACTATGGCTGGACTCCGAAGCAGGTGACAGCTACTGGGAAGCCTGTCGTAGACGAAGTTATTCTGACCGAGATTGGGTCGGAGATTTCTATGATGTTTGCGAGATGTTTGACGGTAACGAAAATGCTTGGGATGCTATCCAACGGCGCGAACGGATGGCTGAAGCTAGTTACGAATGAAGGACGAATTCATCACCACTGCTCAGTCGCAACCTCCACGCATCGATGTGCCCATAGGTCGCCGAATCTTGCACAAGTGCCGTCAGACGAACGCTTTAGAAGACTCTTTATTCCAAGTCCAGGTTTACGTATGGTCGGCGCTGATCTTAGTGGCATCGAGCTTCGTATGCTCGCTCATTATCTTGCAAGGTATGACGGCGGAAGATACGCAAAGCTTCTACTTGAGGATGACATCCACCAAGTAAATGCAGATAAGATCGGGATCTCTCGTAAACAAGTTAAAACCGTCACTTATGCATTCCTCTACGGTGCAGGTGACGAAAAGATTGGTCATAGCTACGACCCGCAACTATCAACGACCCATGCCAAACGTAAGGGAAAGGAGATCCGTGCAGCATATGTTTCAGCGGTTGATGGTCTTGGTGACCTCATTACCGCTGTTGGTAAAGCTGCGGACAAAGGGTTCATCAAATCTATCGATGGCAGAAAAATTGCTCTTGATTCGCCTCACAAAGGGTTGAACTATTTGCTTCAGTCAGGTGCTGGTGTTATCGCAAAACGTTGGATGCAGATCAATCAAGAAACCATCAAATCTACCCAATTGTGCTGCTCACAACTTGCATTTGTCCATGACGAATTGCAGTTCGAGTGTGCGCCAGAACATGTAAATGACTTATCAACATCCTTGGTATACAGCGCAACTGCAGCTGGAGAGTATTACAACATCAGATGTAGAATCGACGCCGAAGCCAAGATCGGAGACAACTGGGCAGAAGTCCATTGATCGCAACAGAATCGGCGACATCATGGAGCACTATGTAATTACAGAAGCTCTGAAGCGTGGAGCTGAGGTCTACAAAAATGTAGGTTGCACGGGTAAGACTGACATCATTATTGAATTTAATGGTGTCGTTGAACGGTGCGATGTGAAGACTCTAGGTGAAGGTGCTAAAGGTCACTACACATGGGTTCGATCCATGGTACGTGCCGACGCAACACCGATCGGAGTACACCCGCTGACCTACGAAATCAAATGGCATCCTAAACGTATCCCTGAAGGGCTTGAATCTTTCTGGGACTAATCCACTCACGTATAATGCTCTACTCAAAGAAAGCTAAGAAAGAAATCAAGTCGACAAAGAAGAAGACCACACAAGGTTCTAGTTCTCTTAGTCGACCACGCCACAACAAGAAACTCAGCCGAGGTCAGGGTAAATGAAGCTACTGATTGACGCTGATTACATCGTCTATAAATCTTGTGCCAGTGCCGAGTACGACATTGACTGGGGTGATGATGTGATCATGGTTGGCAGTAAGTTCAGCGAGGCTTACGCCAATACCAAACGGGAGATCAACAAGATCGAATCCCAATTTATGGATCCTGAAGTGATCCTATTCTTCAGTGATTCAGTCAACTTCCGTAAACAGGTTGACCCTGCCTACAAAGGACATCGCAACCGTAAGAAGCCTTGTGGGTACACGAGAGTGATCCATAAGCTCCACGAGGAGTACAAGGTCGAACGGATGCCAACCCTAGAAGCTGACGATGC